GGTTACAGTAAAAAACTTGACCGACATCTGTGGCTTTGCTCCAAATGAACAACTTCTACCGTCTTTTGAGGTTACCTCCAAAAGACCAGTATCCCCTCCTACCTCCGTATCCTTACCAGAACATACTATACCTTTGGTTACGAGAGTTAATAATGAATACCTTACCAATTTTCCTATAGCTTTAAGAATGGTAGTTGAGAGAGGGGTATCGGTTGAAAACATATACAGGTATAACTTCCATTTCGATGGTCTAAGAATCTATATTCCCGTTTACTGTGAAGGACAAATGGTTTCTTGGATAGGTAGGGCAGCCTGGTGGTTCGAACACGGATCAGGGAAAAAGTATATGTATGCGGACGGAACAGAGATTTCTCGTTTCCTATTTGATTGGGATAATGCCCAAAATTGGAATAGATTAGCATTGTGTGAAAACACTTTTAATGGTATAAGATACCAGAATAGCTTCAACTGTACTTCCAATTTCGGAAGTAACTTATCAAAGACCCAAATAAACCTGATTCTTCGATCCAGCTCAAAATGTGTTATATTGTTGTGGGACGAGGGGACAAGCACCAAGGCGGAAAAAGTAGTCTATGAATTGCGAAATAGGGGTATCCCCGCAGCTTTTGCTGTAATATCAGGACAGCCGGATAACTATGAGGATCATGATATCAGAGAAATTGCGGAGTGTACCTTCAACGCAGCTATGACAGGGAAGGTTTTTTACCCCTAGAACTTCCTAGGATGCCCTAGGAACGACGATCTTCCCCTAGGGAGTACAAGGGGGGGGTGGGGGATAGGAGAAGTGTATATGTCTTGTAATACGTGCAATCCTGCAAATGGAGGCACACCCAGATGCAAGCTCCCTAATATAACTGACCCAAAAGGGCGTCCTTATGTCACAAATATTCAAGTACAGGGCGCTTCAGGGTTAGAAGTAGAACGCCAGATTAGAATATTTGATCCAAATAGAAAGTATAGAATCTTTTTTGTAGGAGAGGCACCAGGTAAAGAGGAGGATGCTTTAGGTATTCCTTTTGTTGGACGGGCTGGAACAGAGGTATTCGTACCATATCTCCAAAAAGTTGGGTTTGATATGGATGAAGTATTCATCACAAATATGGTCCGCTGCAGGCCACCTAAAAATCGCCGTCCTTCAGGAGAAGAAAAAGATGCATGCTATGAATACCTTGAGAGAGAGATACGAAGGATCCAACCGGAGGTTATAGTTCTTCTTGGTAATACTGCCCTTGAGTTATTCAATCTAAACAAATACGGTGGGGTAGGGGTTATGAGGGGGCAGCTTTATGAGCGGAAGCTACCTACGTGGCCAGATGGTCCAACCTTCAAAATCATTGTAACCTACCACCCTGCAATGTTTCTGCATAAACATAACCCCCAATTTCAGAATCGAGTCCAGGACGACTATGTGTTTGCCAAGAATGTATTAGATCACGGTGCCTTGGCTAAGCCCTTCTACCGAGCTAAATACACTCTCGCAGATACCCTACCTGCAGTTGAGGATATGATAAGTCAGATTGAGGAGGCAGACGAATTCGCATTCGATACCGAATCAGTCTCCTTAGGGTTCCGCAAGAGCCCAATGATAATGGTCCAATTTTCTTTAGGTGAAGGGAAGACGTGGGTAGTTCCCATGTACCGCCATGACCCTAACGGTCTTGATTGGAAACTTAAGTCTAATTGGGGACCAGAGGAAAGACCCGTAGTTGTTAGTTTATTGAAACGACTATTCGAGAACCCTAGGATAGCCAAGATTGCTCATAATATTAAGTATGATGTGAATGTCATACTATGGCACCTTGGAGCTAATGTGAATGGTCGATTATGGGATACTATACTAATGAAACATTTATTGGATTCTATGCCTCCTCATGGATTGGAGTTCTTAGGAGACGTTGAGCTTGCTACGGGAGATTGGAGTTCAGAGGTTTCTGCTGTAGTAGGGCATGGAAGGGAAAAAGTTAAGACATACGACTGGATACCTGATGAGGTATTCCATCAATACGCTGCAACAGACTCAGAGGCCACGTTTCGACTAAAACAAATCTATCTTGAACGTCTAACACAAAAGCCTCATTTACTAAAGCTCTATAATGACCAAGTTGAGCGTGCTATTAGAACATTTGCCAAAGCTGAGTGGAATGGGAATAAAATTAACCCAACAAAACTAACAGAGCTTGACGTTATTTGCGAGACAAAGCTAAAAGATACAGTATTAGCTTGTCAACAGTACGCAACTCCGAACTTCAACCCTGGATCCCCCGATCAGGTAGCTAAGTTATTACAAGGCTTAGGGCTATCTGAAGCTATTCTAAATAAAGATAAATCTAAAGGTTACAGTACATCTAAGGATATCCTCGTTACTATTCAGGATAGGCACCCAGTTATCCCTTTGATTCTAAACTTTAGAAAGGTCAGAAAAGTACATACAACGTATGTACAGAGAATTAAAGAAGATATAGATGACGATGGGCGAATAAGGTACTCATTTAACCTAGCGGGTACAACTACCGGTAGATTGTCCTGTAGACTTTTACATCAAATCCCTAATAAGAATAAAGACTGGGATGATGAGAACTATACAGATATTGAGCTTAGAGACATCTTTACAGAAGATGATGGCTGGGTGTATTACTATGGGGACTACAGCGGAATTGAGTTGCATATCTTCGGTTTAGTGACTGGTGAAACTAAGATTCTTGAGATTTTGAATACACCCGGGGCTGACTTCCATAAAGAAATAGCTGCCGTTGTACTAGGTTGTACTCCGGATATGATTAGTAAAACTAATAGAACGAATGTTGGCAAGAAATTCAATTTCGGAATCATCTATGGCTCACACGGCCATGCCCTATCAAGAGTCACTTTTGAAGATCCGTTTACATGTAAGATAGATGTTATAGGGTTTGAACGGTCTCAGAATATGGTAAAGGTATATCGGGAAAGATTTCCTATGGTTGCTCAATTCTTGGATGAGACCCCGGATGTTGCCCGTGCGTATGGTTGTATATTAAAGAGTGTTTTTGGTAGGGAGCGGAGATTCCCTGATCTGAATGACCCAGATAAGTCCTTGAGATCAGCGGCTGAAAGAGAAGCGGTTAACTCTATTATTCAGGGTCCGGCTGGGGATCTGACTACCCGGACTGCTAATGAGATTGATAGAATACTTGAAGAGAAAAAAGTAGGAACTGACAAGGTGCGATTCTTGAGTAGTGTTCATGACTCGCTAGCGTACGGGGTGCGTAAAGATCATGTCGAGTGGTTTGATACGGTCTTTAAGTTAGTAGCCCAGAGGCCAATACCGGAGTTTGGAGGCTACCAGTTTAAGGTCAATACTGGGTGGAGCGATATAAGTTGGGCTTATGCTGAAAATTGAACAAAGTTTGTTTGAGTCAGAATGGAACAAGCTGGCAGAGCAGGTTCACAAAATTTGTGTAGAGAAGGGGTTCTGGAAGGACGGCATAAATAGGAATAAGGGCGAAATGATAGCACTCATGCACAGTGAACTTAGTGAGGCCCTTGAAGCCGTCCGGAGCGGTGAGCCCCCTGATGACAAAATACCAGACTATACGGGGCTAGAGGCGGAGCTTGCGGACGTGATAATAAGAATCCTGGACCTTGCAGGAGGATTCAATTTAGACGTAGCTGGGGCAATTATCTCCAAAATATTATATAATACCTCCAGACCCTACAAGCACGGGAAGAACTTCTAAAAGATGGAACCAAAAAATGATAGATATTCTAATTGAGAAACCAGGCGGGAAGCAGAAGATCACACTAGACAGGAAGCTGTTCACTATCGATCCCACATACCTCGACAAAGATATGTGTAATATTGGAGCCGTATTGGCGGAGTGTGGTCAGCATGAAGCAGAAATAAAATTAGAGGTAGCTAGAAAAGAAGCTGCTATAGAGAAGCTGTGTGCAGATTTAGATGCTTCAGTTAGAATAGGCGCAAAGGGCACTGGAGAAAAGATAACAGAAGCTCAAATAAAAGGTGTTATAACTGCTAATCCCCAGCACTGGGGTGCGTTAGCTTCTTTGCATGAATCTATGAAAAATGCTAATCTGATGCGATGGGTTATGGTAGCCTTGCAGCGAAAGGCTGACTGTCTTATAAGTATTAGCTACCGTGATTCCAGATTAAGTAGATTTGAGAGATAGTTAATTTTATATCTAAACAAACATAAGGAGAATAATTAATGTCATTTGTTCAAAATCCTACCAATGTACAGAAGATCGAAAATGAGTATAACAAAGATCGGAAAGTAGCCACTAAGGATGAATCCTCCAAGATCCCTTTCTACTTTCTTAAAAAGGGTAAGACTGTCCTACGAGTCCTACCGTCTTTCAATTCGGAAGGTGTATGGTTTAGAGAGTATTGGGAGCATAGGCTTCCTCTAGGAGGCAAGACTACTAGCTTTACTTGTACACGACAGTTTAGTCAATCTTGCGTAATTTGTGACAAAGGTGAATCCCTATCTCAATCCGGAGATGAAGGTTTTAAGGATTTCCAACCTAAGAGAACCTATCTGTACAATGTTGTTGTACTATCCGATGCTGGCGGTACTGCTGCAAAGGACGGGGTAAAGGTCCTCAAGACCGGAATTATGGTCAAGAAGCAACTAGTAGATCTTGATCGTTCATTTAGTGAGGGCTATGGGGACATTACTAATGTAGAGAATGGCTTCTCTCTTTCGATTGAAAGAGAAGGAGAGACTATGAAGGACACCCGATATACGGTAAAGGCTCATCGTGAGCGAACGAATATCAAGGAAGTACTAAAGGCACAGAATGTAGATGACTCTAAGCTTACTCAATATGATCTAGGTTCTGCTGTTCCTGGTCCCAGACCCGTTGAGGAGATGCTGGCAGCTATAGAAGGTAAGAGAAGTGTGTATGGATTCCCGTCTGTAGCTGTTGAGCCACGTGTACAGATTTCAGTGGTCCCGGTTGTCCAGCCTGTTACTATCCCAGGTATTAATACGGTAACTGTTCCTGTAATCCCAGAACCCCCATCTTCTTGATGTCCTCTGAAGCTTCTGAAGCTTATAGGGACTTTAGTGAGTCATAGAAATAGAAAGACGAATAGGTAAAGTAAACACCATGAAAGGAATATAATTGTGAGAAATTTCAGTTTTGATTCAACACAGATAGGTGAAATGGTGAATTTGTATTCTACCGGAGAATCGCTACGAAGCATTGGTACTAAGTTTGGTACAAACGCCCAGACAGTACGTCGTCTTGTTACTAAGGCCGGAGTAATAGTGCGCGGTCGGGGTCGTCCCAAGCTGTCAGAGAACGTCTCCCCCCTGAAGACACTAACTCCAGTTGTTATTATGGATACAACAACCCAAGAACAGGTAGAGGCATATATAGAGTCAGCTCCTAGAATCGTATCGTTCTAACTGGTAAGGTTAGGGGGGGTCCGCGCATACCTTGATCACGCGGGGTCTTATGGATACCTTTATAATACTCAGAGAGTCTGTTGGTGCGATAGCTATAGTCTGTGGTATAGCAGCTAAATGGAAGTTGGGTAATAGAGATTATAAAGGCTGGTATTGGGCACTTGCTGGTGGAATATTCTGGACTCTATTCTCTTGTCTGATAGAGTCTCCTATGGCTCTTTTGAACAATATCCTCTACTTTATATTATCAGTAAGAGGTTTAAGACTGTGGAGACAAGATGTCAAAGATTACTGAAGAAAGCTATCTTACGTTGTACAAGATATTGATGGGACAAGTCGCAGAAATAGATAGCACTGTTGAGGTCTTAATGTTTGAACGAGAAAAGCTTGTAAGACTAATCAAAGATATTAATACTAAATATACAGATGAGTATAAATCAGATATAAGAAAGAGACTTGATGCCTAGTGAAATTACTTCCGAGTTTATTAAGGATATACGTAAGGAGATTACTAAAGCTAAGGTTGAAGGTATAAATATTACAACTGGCGCTGATATACAGCTTGCTTCTCATATCCCGTTCGCTATCCCATCAGGGTTACCCCAATTAGAGCTATGTATAGGGAAGCCAGGTTATCCTGCTGGACGGATTCTTGAGTTCTTCGGATTCCCAGCCAGTGGCAAAACTACCGCAGCCCTACACGCCCTTGCTTCTTGCCAACGTATAGGGGGCAAGGTAATGTATATTGACGCTGAGAATTCTTGGGATCCCGTTAGGGCTAAGAAGTGTGGTATTGTTGTAGAAGACTTAATGTTGGTAGAGGCAACTTCTATAGAGAAGATATTTGATGGAATAAGCTATTTCCTAAATGCGTTAGAGTCTAAGAACTGGCGCCAAGCTAGTATGGTTGTAGTAGACTCTATTACCTCTGTTGAATCGGAAGGTAATGAGGATAAGGCTATCAGAGAGGAATCTAGAGTAGCTCAAGATGCTAGGATAATCAGAAGGGCTCTCCGGAAATTGGCTCACAGAATAGCCGAACTAAAGATGTGTGCCATATTTATCAACCACGCCATATCTAACATTGGGTTCGGTGATCCAAAGACTTCCGGAGGAGGTAATGCTCTCAAGTTCTTTGCCTCTCTAAGAGTAGACTTTACTTTTAGGAAATCGCTTGTAGATGGCAAGAAGGGGGAAGAAAGGTCTTATGAGGGCCAGGAGGTAGAGGTAGCTATACGAAAAAATAAGATTAATATTACTAACAGTCCTGAGTTTTTGATCAGGAATGGTCCAAATGGGTTTGATATTTATGATGGCTTACTGGCAGGATTTATTAATTTAGATGTAGTTGAAGTAATGAACCAGAAGACCTATCACTATAAGCCTACTAATACTACATTCTCTAGATCAGAGTGGAAGGCGCTAGTGCACGGTATTGGCGGACCAGAATGTGTTTATGATTTTTTCCTGAAAAAGGCTGAAGAATTAGGAAAGATTACGCCTTACGGGGTAGATGCAGACGAGATTGTTATAATAACAGAACCAGAAAAGGGAGAAGAAGAATGATTGAATCATCTTTTACTTTAGTATTTGATCCTAGTTGTTGGGGGTTCGGTTGTGGGTTCCACGAGGTGGATGGAAACCCAGGAATCCCAGCAATTACATTAGATATACAGCTATTTTTCTTCAAAGTACAGGTTACCCTATACCGTACTTGGGATATGCAAGATTCGTGAGATCCGTCATCTTTTCAGATTTACACCTTCACCCCTGGACTTATGGGGCTTCAATAGAGAACGGATTTAATAGCCGTCTCCTTAATCAGGGAGCAGTGCTTAATAGTATCCTCCTCTATCTAGATGAACATGACATAAAACAAGTTGCCTTTTGTGGAGACTTCTTCCATAAACACGGCACAGTCACAGCCGACGTTCTCCGTATAGCTTTTAACTTTCTTACTGGACTATTAGACAGAAAGATCAAGTCTATATTTCTAATTGGAAACCACGACACGGCTTCGAAAGAAGCAGACACGCATATGTTAGATTTCTTCAAAATCTTTGGTCATGTGGTCGAAAAGCCCGGTATGTATGATGATCTTTTCTGGGCTATGAGCTATACAGAAGATCAGGTGAAACTCCAATCCTTTCTGGAGAAGACACCTGATAAGGCTATTGTTCTTTTACATCAAGGTACTTCAAACATTGCTATTAATTCGAAAGGTTTTACACTTAACGAAATATTTGACTCTTCGATGGTTCCAGATAGTGCTGCCGGTGTCTTTGTTGGGCACTATCATAGCCGATTCAAAGTTAAAGATAGAAATATCTGGAGTCCTGGCTCTCCCCTACAGCTAACATGGGCTGATTCAGGAGAAGATCGCGGAATCTTAGATATAACCTGGAATTCGGACAAGCCCATTGAAGTAAAGGAAGTAACTATTGATTCTCCTAAATTTGTTACAGTACTAAAGGCAAATCAGTCGTCTATAGAAGGAAACTTTGTTCGAGTCCTATCCTCCGACATAAAAGTCAAAGAGGAAATCCTCAATAATGGAGCACTCAGCTGTGAAATGGTCACTACCGAAGAGCACAGATCCGGTAAATTATCAATTAGTGATAGCGGAAATTTTGATTCTTTGCCTAATCTCGTGGCTGCTTACATGGATGCTAAAGAGCTTGAGCAGCCTATTCGGGATACCGGGCACTCCCTAATGGATGGCACCTATGAAACTATTGAGCTTAAAAGCAAGTAATGTTTTCTCGCTAGGCGATATAGAGCTGAACCTAAATAACAGAGGTCTTGTTCTCGTTAATGGGCATTCTGTAGATGAAGGAGGGGCTAATGGCGCAGGTAAGAGTAGTCTCGCCAATAAATCAATTCTTTGGTGTCTCTTTGGGCAAACTGCAGGTGGGTTGAGGGCGGATGAGATTGTCAACCGCCACACCGCCCCTCCTTGTTTCGTAGAGATCAGTTTTGAAAGTTCAGACGGTAAAACCTATACGATTAAAAGATCAAGAAAGCCATCGTCCCTGGAATTACATTGTGGGGCCGAAAGGCTAACACAGCGAAATGAGAAGGATACTCAAGAGATTATAAATAGGGCTCTTGGTAGAAACTACGAGACGTTTCTATACTCAGACTTCTTCGGGCAAGGAAGAAACGAGAACTTCCTGTCTATTAGCCCTAAAGATCAGAAAGCGATATTAGAGCGGATACTGCCAATAGCTCAACTTAGCAAATGGTCAGATACCGCAGCCAGCCATAAGTCTTCTGTTGTCTCAAGTATACAAGAGACAGAAAAGAAATTAGCCTTCCTTAGAGGTGGAGTAGAGAAGTTACAAGATCAGCTAAACTCAAACTTTCATCTGTCCAGTAGATGGGATAAAGAGCATCTAGTAAAGATAGCTGACCGAACCGTGAAGATTGAGTCCTATCAGAAAGAACACGAAGCTACTCTATCCCAAATCAAAGAGCTAGAGGACAGAATTGCCTCTATAGAGGTGCCCCCTGATATCTCAACTCAACTGTCTAAAGCCTTTCAGGCTATGACTTCATTACGAGAACAGCACGGAAAAGCTAATGACTCAGCAGCATCTTGGCTCTCTGAGAGGGTGCGTTATTTCGCCCTCGTTAACCAAGAAGATGAGAGTAAATGCGGGACGTGCAATCAATCTTTACCCCCTGCAGCTATAGAGACCCAAAAGACTAATAAGATTATATGGAAAGACAAACTAATCTCTGCCGAAATAACTCTGGAGCAGGCAACAAATGCTGTTAGTTACCTCAAAGAGGAATACCAAAAGGCCACAGGAGAATACAATAGATTAAAAGATGCCGTTCAAGACGGAGATGCTCGCATGTCACTCAGGTCCTCTAGTGAGGTCAGTCTACAGATAAAAAAGAAACTAATAAACTCAGATATACTAAATCAATGGACTACAGAATTAGAGATGCTGAAGAGAGAGACTAACCCATTTGTTGATGTTTTGAAAAGAGCCGAGATAGACCTCCAGACAGAGAAAGAAGTCCTCCAGAACAAAGAGAGCAGTCTAGCCATAATACTTCTAGAGCGAGATCGGCTAGCCTTCTGGCAGGATGCTTTTGGTAAGGATCTAAAGATTTGGCTTTTAGATCGGGTATGCCCTTTCTTAACCGAGAAGGTTTCTAATCATTTAGAGGGGCTAGGTAACTCCCAAATAAAGGTTAAATTTGGTACAACTAAACAATTAAAATCAGGGGAAGCTAGAGATGAGTTCTGTGTGGATATTTGTTGCGATAGTGGTGGCTCTGGGTATGATTCTTTATCGGGGGGGGAACAGCAGATAGTATCCTTTGCCGTTGGACTGGCACTAGCCGATCTTGCTGAAAGTCAAGCTGTAGGGATTAGTAGGATACTGATTCTTGATGAGCCCTTTATGAGCCTGGATCAGCGAAATTCTGAGAATGTGCTATTCTATCTACAAGAAATGACAAAAAGACGAGAAACTATTCTTCTCATATCAAATGAAGACAACCTTAAATCTCTTATACCTAATGTGTTACATATAATTAAAGAGAATGGTATATCTAGATTGCAATGAAGCGTCTTATATAGGAGGGAAAAATGGCATCACAATCCTCAGATGATGGAGATCTGGTTGATACAGAAGAGCTAGAAATCAACCCTATCAATCTAAACAAAGCCCCTAATCTTTATTGGATTGGGCAGCTTCAAGCTGATGTAGATAAAAGAGAAGTTTATCTATTTGGTGAAATAGATCAAGACACCGGCAACGCCTTTATGATG